ACTATAGATTTGCTAGGTGTTTTTAATTTTAAATCGTTTTTGATCACAAAGAAAAGAATTCCTGCGGTTGCTGATTTAGGTGTTACGGAGTCTAGTTTATCTTTGTAAAGCGTGTAATAATTGTTACAGATCTCAACAGTCCTAAACGGTAAATTAAGTTTATTTATGTATTTTATAAAAGAATCATTTTCGATTATGTCTATTTTTTCTTTTCCAAGAAATCTGTACTTATTGTTCTCTTCCATTATTTCATGAAATATTTTTTCACCTTTTAAAAATCCCTTTTGATTACCGTCTGCAAGATCTATGATAGACTGTCTCTCAATAGGTAAATTTTTATATATACATCCATAATATAAGCATGCTGCGATAAGACCATTTCTAACAGATGCGCGCGTTAATTTGCCAGATTCCATGCAAATGTGCCACATATCTTTAACAATAGGCAATACACATTCGTGAATTTTTAAATGTGTACAGTAATTTTTTAGTTTTTCTGAAATATTCCAGAAAGTTTTTTGTTTATGAGTAAATGTTTGTTGATAATGTAGTCTCATTATCAATGAGTTTTTATTGGCAAATCCAGGTATAGTACCACCTTTATCATATGGATTATCTGAAACAAATAAATCAGCTCTTTGTGACGTAATAGATGTAGAGCCATCATCCCCTTTGTAATTATTCCATTCGCAACATTCTGCCTTATTCGAATATACTACAGTTCCACACTCTAGACATATTTCATCTCCAAGTTTATGATCAACTTGTAAATATGAATGAGAGCATGCTGTTTTAATTATATCACATTTAATATCGTTTAAGCTTTCTAAATCTTCCCAAATACTTTCTAAAGACACCATCGATGTTGCGATTATCAATACAATCCATTATAACATAAATATCTTAATAAACGTAAAAAAACGTAATTTTGCGGCTTATTTTAATATAAATTTTATAGTTTATATAATATTTAATATGAACAAAGATATATATATACTTAAACGTCCTACCATTGAAATTATATTAAACAAAACCGAAGAAACTTTTATCGTAAATTTAATATCAGACAGTAAATACGATGAAACTGGATTTGAGGAATTTTTAACTTATTTTAAAAACACTTGGTCTTTTATAAAAGAAGAAAATAGTATCTATACGCTATCCGTTGTTCTAAATTCTTCTGATAATAATGAATTACCTTTACACGCGTATATGAAATTATTAAAATGTATTGCAGATATTAATAATACTCTCAACACCAACTGTCATTGTATATGCATTTTTACATCTGGGTCTAAAAAATGGCAAGATGCGTATACATTTATAACTAAATTATGGACTCCAACAGATCAAAGACCCATTTTGTTTACGGAAGACAAACAAGAACGAGACGTATTTTTAAAAAGTAATAAATTAATTACAAAAAAATATACACCTTAAATTTGGTTTAATTTGTATGTATATAGCAAAATGAATATTATATCTTGGAACGTCAACGGTATTAGATCGCGTATTTTCAATGAACTTGTTTCAAGCAAACTTAAGAAAAATTGTATATTATCCCCAGAAGATAATAGCGCAATTGCAATGGTGCTCAATCAGGACCCTGATATTATATGTTTACAAGAGACACGTTGTTCTATAGATAATTCCAACAAAATACACATCCCTGGATATAATGCGTATTTTAACGAATCTAAACTAGATGGAGCAAGAGCATCGAATAGATACTCGGGTACTTGTATTTTCTACAAAGAATGTATTTCTGCATCATTTGAAATACAATTTCCGGGTTATGAAGATCTTGAAGGTCGTATTATAATTATGAAAACGGACACCCTGACACTTATAAATGTTTATGCTCCAAACTCTGGAACAAATTACGAAAATAAAATTAAATTTAACCAAAGTTTGTACAATTTTTTAGATGTTACTCAGGGGAATGTTATTTTATGCGGTGATCTAAATGTAGCAAAAGATACGCATTTTGATCAAACTAAACAACCGCCGTGTCCCGGGACTTATCCACACGAACTTAAATTTATTGATGACATTTTACTTCTAGGATACAAAGATGCTATAAATTGTGAAATTGTTTACACTTGGTGGGATCCCCGCCAAGTTAAAGAAAATGGGATGTCTCGAGCAAGAAATAGAAACAAAGGATGGAGACTTGATTATTTCTTTACTAAGAATATTAATCAAGTTTACAGTAAATGTTTAAAATGTATAGGGGAAAATAATGAAGGGATTCCTTTAGCTAGTGATCATGCGCCGATTATTTTAAAGGAAAGGGATGTCGGGGACCATTCTGCCGTAACCGGGAACCATTTTAACGCCACCATGAAGAGCGACAATAGTTGCGATGATCGCAATAGTTAAATTGGCAGTCCAGATCGCGCCACTGAACGAACTCTTTCCACACGAATCTGTACCACAGCATCCATCTTCATTGTGAGCGGAAATAAGCTCATTCATGCTACCAAAAATCATCCACGAAACGATTGCAATAACAACTGCGTATACGAGTTTCATCATATTTGTATTTGTATTTACTAAATATTTTTTTTTTAAAATTAAATGTCTTTTTCCCAAAAATTCCTTAGGGAATAATTTTTTATAGTTTTGTATTCTTCATTTATTTTATCCCGTGAATTTGTTAGTTTTTCAATAGTGTCACTTGAAAAAGAATGAATTTTCATATTTGTAAGATATTCATAAGAATCTGAAATCTTGGGATATTCAGACTTTTCCAACTGGGAAACGATATATTTTAATGTTTGTTTGAATACGATTATTTTATCTTCCATTATGTCTGTTACGAATTTTATTTTAGAGTTTAATACAATTAGTTCATTTTTAAGTTTACCACATATGTAATTTTGTCTTTTGATGTAATACTCATTTCTAATTCTCCAGAAATGAAATATTATTTCTTCGGGTGATTCCATTTTAACTATTTCATTTTTCTCATTGAATACGTACATGTTATTTGCAGATAGATGAGAAATCAGTTTCAATTTTTTAAGAACTTCGCAGTTTTGAGTCCATTCTACAACGTTTTCGAGAGGACACTTAATAGTTAAATTAATAGTCGTTTCCGTTGATTCGTTTGTATAACCAAATATAGTACCTTCAGTCTCTAACTTGTCGAGAAATGTTTTATAATCATCTGTCCAGGTACCAATTGGAAGTTCAGTGACCGTTATTACATTTCCCTTAACGGTATATTTTCCCTGGGTTATCCATTTATTAGTGTCAGTCTTTTTAATAGTTCCTGTAAACCCTTTGTACCACGGGGTCATCTCAGGAATATCTGCGTCTTCATCAATTACGAGATCCATTAGCCTCTTTTTAATGTCTTCCGGGTTGAAACACGGGACATCACAAGAAAACCCCGTTCCGATACCGCAAGCTCCATTGACAAGAATAAGAGGCAACGTAGGGACATAGAACATTGGTTCAATTGAGTCACCATCTTCTTCTAGATAATTTAAAACTGCGTTGTCATCTTCATTGAAAAGTTTTTTGAACTCATTCGAAAGATGTGTGAAGATGTACCTCGGGCTAGAAGCGTCTTTTCCACCTAAAAGCCTCGTTCCAAATTGTCCAACTGGTTCGAGTAAATTCAAGTTATTAGAACCCACAAAATTCTGTGCAAGAGAAATAATAGTATCCATTAGACTATTTTCTCCATGATGATAATTTGTCTTTTCTGATACATATCCAGACAACTGAGAAACTTTTATTTCTGAATACAAGTTTCTTTTAATACAAGCATATATAATTTTTCTCTGTGAAGGTTTCATTCCATCGACAAGACTTGGAATAGATCTAATATTATCACTGATGGAAAATAATACTAGTTCTTTATCGATGAGATCTTTTACTGAAACATCGGATAAATTATAATCGATACTTTTTGGACACTTGATGTTTTCTAATATCCATTTTTTACGTGCATCCGCTTCGGTTTTCGTGAAAGCTAAAACCAGAGATTTTGAATCTGCTTCGGATTTAATTTTATAGTCTAGAGTTTTCATAGATCTAAAATATTCTTTAGCCTCTTGTTGAGTACTGGTACCAAGACCCTTGTAGTATTTTACTTTGAAATTGGTAAGATCATTTTTTGCCTTCCAGTCTTTGTAATCGTTTAGGTTGTAGAAAGGAATTACTACATTTCGCTTTGTAAGTTTGATAACAGGTGTTACTAAAGAACTTATGAAATCTTCTTTAAGAAGTTCTGGCCAACCATGACTGATAAAATTTACAAGTAGACTTTTGATGTGAAATCCATCTGTATCAGCGTCTGTCATGATAAGAATTTTGCCGTATCTGAGTTCCGATACAGTTTTGTATTTTTTGCCAGTTTGAAGACCTAGAATCTGTTTGATATGATTAATTTCTGCGTTTCCGGCCATTTGTGAATAAGTTGCTGTTCGTGTATTGAGCATCTTACCCTTGAGAGGAAACGCTCCGTAATAGTCTCTGCCAACAACTGAAAGTCCAGATACTGCTGTAGTTTTGGCTGAGTCTCCCTCTGTAAAGATAATTGTACACATCTTAGATTCTTTTGTTCCTGCCTTGTTTGCGTCATCAAGCTTTGGAATTATAACCCTGTTAGTTTTCTTTCCGTCTGTCTTTGATATATTTTTCTTTTCCTTTGCTTCTGCAAGAGCAATAATGCTATCTAGAATCCCAAGTTTCAATACCCCTTTTACGGTTTCGTCTGTGAGATTAAATTTGCTGCCAAAGTCAGAAATTTTAGTAATGTGTTTTTCTTTGGTCTGTGATGAAAATACTGGATTTTCGATCTTACAGTTGATAAATACGAATAGATTTTCTCTAATGTAATTTGGTTTGATAGTAATAGTTTTATGTTTTTCTTGGATTATTTCGGTTAGTTTTTTAACAAGTGGTATCATAACATGTTCTACATGTGTTCCTCCGTCGGAAGTTGAAATTCCATTTACAAAAGAAACACATTTGAACTCGTTACACGGACTAAAAGCAACTTGCCACCGATCTTGTTCACAAACAATTCTGGGTACAGTTTTTTTGTCGCCGATGTACATTGAGATGTAATCGGAAAAGTCTTTAATATTCAATTTTTTGCCATTAATATGAACCGAAACACGTTTAGGTGTAATAGCACAGATGTCATAAACTCTTTTTGTAAGTATACAAATTGTGTCGTGAGACATCTCGGTAATTCCAAAGCGAGCATAATCCGGTTTGAAAGTTATTTTAGTGTAATTTCCCTTTTTTGAATCGGTAATTATCGGCTTAGATTTTTTAGACATATTATGTTCAAATTTTTGAGTGTATTTTTTACCGGAGTTACATGTTTCAATTATAAACTCAGATGAGAATACGTTTACAAGTTTTGCCCCCAGACCATTGAGACCGCCGGTAGTTCTTTTCTTAGAGTCGTCAAAATTTGTAGAAGTAAGCAAATTTCCAAAAATAAGTTCGGGGATGTAAATGTTGTATTCTGGGTGTATCTCAATTGGGATACCCGAGTCGTTATACACACTAATTTTTTCTTGTGAAATTTCAACTTTAATACATTTAACACAATCATTTCTTTGAACTTCATCCGAAGCATTAGTTATAATTTCATCAAATAGTTTATATATTCCTGGGTTGAAGTTACATATGCTGTAATTTAATTTTTCTTCTTCAATTTTCCACATTTCAGAATTTACACATTTTATATCACCCAAGTACATACCGGGGCGAGCTAAAATATGTTCAACCTGAGTGTACTTCTTGAATTTTTCAGCCATTGTTAAACTATCTGGTTTAGATATATATCATTTTTTTAAACCGGATAATTTTTTGTAATTTTTGATGTACCGCCCCCTTTTAATTGTCTACTTTTTGTATCAATTCGATAATGTTTTCACTTGAAAGAATCCCGCTAAAATTCGCTGTTTTTTTGTTGTATTTCACAATTGTATACGGGATTGTTTTAAAGTTATAATCTTCCATTACATCATCAAATTCGGTATTATCTAAATTCACATGATAAGTCATGCTATCTGGTATCTGACTTAAAATTTTATCAAGTTCTTGACATGGAATACACCAATCTGTTCCAAATTTAATAAATACATATTTGTCTCCAAAGTTCATACTAAGTATATTTTTCAAAGACGAATTATTAATAATATTAACACCCATATATTAAGATATTTATTTTATTTTTAAGTTAAATAATTTATATTATTAAATGTGATATACAATAAATGGCATTTTTAGACTTTTACATTGTAGATATAACTATAATATTAATTATTTTTCTTACAATGGGAATAATCTATACTATTATTAATAACATTGATCCGGATGAAAATGATATCGGAACATTTGGTAAAATATTTACGTCATTAGTTATAGGGATCGTTACGAGTATTATATATTCTTATTTTACTTTAGAACGAGATGTATTATTAAAAGAAAATTTCTGGGACTAATTTGAATATTAAAATATAAAATTAATTGTATTAGATGTCGATAAGCTTAGCAAAGTTTAATCCAAAAAAAATTGAAGAACGGCGCACAACAGGTTCTGGACCCGCTACATGTGTATTTATAGGAAAAAGAGGAACAGGAAAAAGTACTTTAGTCGCCGATGTTCTTTACCATCTTCGTAGAATAAATGCTGGTGTTGCTATATCAGCTACTGAAGACGGAAATGCTTTTTATTCGAGTTTTATACCCGATTTACTTATTCACTCTGAGTATAAACCTGAAGTGGTTCAGCAAGTAATTACACGACAAAAAAATAGTATAAATTCAACAGACACCAAAAAAGACAAAGACGTGTTTTTACTCTTAGACGATTGTATGTATGATAAACGTATGATCAGAGATACAAATATACGAGGTATTTTTATGAATGGTAGACATTGGAGAATAACATTTATGTTAACTATGCAGTATTGTATGGATTTACCACCCGATTTGCGTGCGAATATAGATTATGTATTTATTTTACGAGAAAACATTATTCAAAACCAAGAAAAACTTTATAAGAATTTTTTTGGTATTTTCCCACAATTTAGCATCTTCCAGGATGTTTTGAACGCGTGTACGGAAGGTTATGATTGTCTTGTGCTTGATAATACTTCAAAAAGTAATAATATTCAAGATTGTGTATATTGGTACCGTGCTAAACCAAATAGAAAATTTAGAATAGGATCTAAAGAGTTATGGAGCTATTGCGAAAAAAAATACGATAAAAATAAAACAAAAGAACCAGTGGATGAAGACCCTAAAAAACTAAGAAAGAAAAATGCGATAAATGTAACGGTCAAAAAATTAAAATAATTTAAAGAAAATTAAGCAAATTTAAAGTAATACGGTATTAAACATGTATATGGATAAGATAAATAAATTAAAGTCTATACCACAGTATGAACAAAGATCTGAACAATGGTTCAAACAGCGTGAAGGAAAATTAACAAGTTCAGATGCGGGCACTGTTTTGGGGATAAATCCTTATCAAAAACCACATGAAGTACTGTTTAAAAAATGCGGTCATGACCCAAAACCGTTTGTGGGCAACGTTGCAACATTACACGGACAAAAATATGAAGATGAGGCAATTGAAAAATATTGTCAGCTTACGGGTCAGTGTAATCACGACTTTGGTCTTATAGCACACGAAGATGTTCATAATAATGACGATTACTATTGGCTTGCCGGATCCCCCGATGGTATTTCAATATCAAAATATAAAGAAAGTAAACCCATTCTACTCGAAGTTAAGTGTCCATATAGGAGACCTATTAAAATCGGATATATACCCGAATATTATTATCCTCAAGTCCAGTTGAATATGTTTATTTGTAACCTTGAAGTGGCCGATTTTATAGAATATAAACCACCCGATGTTATGAACATAGTTAGGGTTAAAATTGATCATGTTTGGTTAAATAAAAATCTACCAATTCTAGAAAAATTTTGGAAAGACGTAGAATATTATAGACAAAACGATATAAAATGCCACCCAAAATATAAACCCCCAAAGAAAATACTAGATTTGCGAGATAATAGTGATGATAACGACGATGTTTGTCTGCCTAAAGAGATTCTTATAAGAGATGTATAAATTTTACAGAAAAAATTTCAATTTAAAAACTTGAAATATACTAATGTAATTTAAAATCCAAATGGGAATCCGTGGATTAAACAATCTTATCAAAAAGTATGCTCCTGAGGCTATTTCTGAAAAAGAAATAAGTCTATACAAAGGTTCTAAAGTTGCCATAGATTGTAGTATACTACTTTATAAATTTAAATACGCCTCCCGCGCGTCAAATTCGCACATAATAGGTCTAGCAAACAGGATTAAATACTACTTCATGAACGGAATCTTGCCAGTGTTTATATTTGATGGTACGCCACCCGAAGCAAAAAAGTCTGTTTTAGTTAAAAGACACGCAAATAAAGAAAAAATGTACGTTCGTATCGAATACCTAAGAAGTAAATTGCAAGACGCTGATGAAAATGAAAAGAAAACTATATCTGATGAAATTGAAAAATTGCTTTCTCATTTAATAGTCATTAAGAAAAAAGACGTAGAAGAATGTAAACAATTTCTTGATATGTCTGGAATTCCTTATTGTAATGCACCAGAAGATGCAGAAAAATATTGCGCTTTCTTACAGGCAAATGGTTTGGTTGAATATACGATTACCGACGATACAGATGCTACTACATTTGGGTGCAAAAAAATTCTAAAAACCAGTATTTCTAGATACATCACTGAGATAGATACTGATGTAATTTTGTCTCAGTTTGATATGACAATGGAATCGTTTATAGATTTTTGTATTCTCTCCGGCTGTGATTATACAGAGCCTATTTCACAAGTGGGACCAGTTACATCTTTTAATCTTATTCGAAAACATAAGTGTATCGAAGAAGTGCTTAAAACAATTAATAAACCCATTGATAATTTTAATTACATTACTCCCCGAAAAATATTTACAGAATTTAATTACGAAGTTCCGGATAAATTTTGTAAAAAGCCCTGTGATAAAGAAAAACTAATTACATTTCTAAATGAAAAAGAAATTAAAGAAAATATAATTTCTAAATTTATTAAAATTGTAATTTAAAAAATTTTTTTTTCTATTGTATATATTAAATATTATAAATGGGAATGCTCGAACTTTTTTTCGGTAAGAAAAAGTGCAAAGGTCGCAAGACCAAGCGTGGTAAGGTACGCAAGCTTTCTTCGAAGGCGCGCGTCATGATTGGCGGCAAGAAGCGCAAGGTATACAAGGGTTGCAACGGTGGTCTTTACTACAAGCGCACCAAGGGTGGCAAGACCTACCGTGTCTACATTTCGCCAAAGCTTCTCCGCAAAAAGTCGTCCACTCGTATGGGCGGCACTCGTTTCGGTCGCCGTGGCCTCAAGAAGGGCACGCGTCTTAAGATGACCAAGGCTGCCAAGCGTGCTCGTCTTTACGCCCGCAAGCGCCGTCGCTGCCTCAAGAAGGGTATGCGCCTCCGCAAGAATCGCTGCCGCAGAATGTAGACGCTAAATAAACTCTAAAATATAAATATTAAAATAATACATTTACATTAGTTTAATAAATGATGTAAATGTATTGTGTTTAAGTGTAATTTAAGTGTAATTAAAACAGTTCTTCAAACTTTATATTTTCGCGTTTGATGAATAAAATTTTTTCAATAAGTCTAATGCTTGTAGGATAAATCTTTTCGTCGTTTACTTTTTCTATAATTATTTTTCCTTCGGGAAATTTAATATTAATTTCTAGTATACAATTATTTTTATAATTATCGAGGTTTTTGATATTATTAATATACTCTTTTCCATTATCATTATTGTTACAAATCTTAGCAAAATCGGTCAGTTTTCTAAAGTTTGAAGACATTAAAATTAAATCTTTTTCTTTTTCCATTACATGTAGATTAAACGTAATTTTTTCTGCTGGTTTCCACTTAAAAAATGAAAAATTAATACCGGTTAAAATAGGTATATCGTTGGGTATTATAAAAAGTTCTTCGTCTTTTTCTAATTCTTTAAAATCAACAATTTTATCAGAAAATTTTACCAATGTAATTTTACATTCCGTTTTGATTAAATTTGATATCATAAAGCCTGCTTCTGATATACGTTCTTCAAATGGATGATAATTGATTTTGTTTCCAGAAATTAAAAAAGAATCGTATATTACAATGTCATTTGTTTTATGCGAAAAAGAAACTTCAAATATACTACCACAGTAATATTCGTCCATTGTTTCCAGATTTATACTGTAAACACTTAGATCTTTAAAAATTAACACAGCTGTGTTGTTACCGGATACATCTTTAAACAAAAATAGAACAGATCTTTTTGTACTAACAGTGTTCTTAATGTAATATAGATACCTAAAATTAAAAAGTTTAAAAAGATGTTTTTTTTCTATATTTATCGAGTTTTGTGCTGGAAAGTATAATTCGTGCTTTCCTGTCCAATGATTATTCAATAAAAAAATAATCTGTTTCTTAAAGTTTTCATCTATAATCTCAGTTATCATATTATAACTTATTTAAGTAATAATTGTATTCCTTTAAATAAATTTAAAGATACTGTTGTTTTATAGTAATATTGCATGTCTTTCAATGGTAAAGAAACGGCTCTTATTAATTTTTTAATAGCGTTTTACAAAAATAAAATAGACTTATTTAGTGACATAATTTATCAAAAAACGCCTCTTTCGCTCAGACTTCTAGACTGGTTAGTAACAAATTATTCTAAAAAATATAATATAGTATATCCTTTACAGTCTAATTCAGACACGTTTTATTTCAATATATATCTTGATTATAAAAATCAATTAAAGGCTTATTCAAAAAAATTTTTTGATCCTTTTTGTAGGCAAAAAAGACTCATTATAGACATTAATACTTTTAAATGGAAACCTTATACAGCAGAAGAGATCATTACAACAAAAGATATTGTTACAACTGTTGGTCAATTGAATTTTTTTAGATGGTTTATAGAAAATAAAGTTATCGATTATGCTTTAAATAATATAGAATTAATAGATGTTGATATGATGACAACTAATAATGCGAAAAAAAAGGGAAAACGAACTGTATTGTCTCCAAGTGCTGTAAAAGGAATATATACTAATAATTATGACATCACCATTAGATTTAAACCATAAATTTTTGTTGTAATGTAATGTAATGTAATGTAA